TATATGCTGCAAATGTTATTAATATAATCTCTGAAAATAAAGATATAGCTATTGGTAGAAGAATTGTTAAATCAGCTATACAAGAACCATTTTTAAAGATTTTAAATAATGCTGGTCATGAAGTAAACGATGTTAGATTTGCTTCTTATGGTTTAAGTAGTGCTGATCCTAATTTTTGGTTAGGGTTGGATTACAAAAATCTAGAAATGGTTAATTTTAAAGAATTAGGTATCATTGACCCTAAAAAAGTAACTAGAATTGCTTTAGAAAACGCTGCTTCAATAGCGGGTACTATCCTTACTACTGAATCTGTTGTTTACCAAAAAAGAACAGATAAAGAAGAAGAAGCTAACCCAATGGCGGGGATGATGTAATTAATTTTTGTATATTAGATATATGCTTAAAGAACATACTTTATTTACAGAACGTTTCCGTCCAACTGATCCTAAGGATTATATTGGAAACGAAGTATTTAAATCAAGTTTAAACCAATGGATTGAACAACAGGATATTCCACATATCTTGTTGTATGGTCCTGCAGGTACAGGTAAAACTACAGCTGCTAAACTTATTGTAACTAATTTAGATTGTGATTCAATTTACATTAATTGTTCAGATGAAAATGGTATAGATACAATTAGAGAAAAAGTTAAATCATTTGCTTCTGCTGCTACATTTCGCGAATTAAAAGTGGTTATAATGGATGAAGCGGATTTTTTAACGATTAACGCGCAAGCAGCATTACGTAATGTTATTGAAACATATTCTAAAACAACACGTTTTGTATTTACTTGTAATTATATAGAACGCATAATTGACCCTATACAATCTAGAACATCAGTATTTGAAGTATTACCTCCTTCTAAATCAGAAGTAGCTAAACGTTGTTCTACTATTTTAGATACTGAAGGTTGTAATCGCGCAACTGATGATATAGTAGAGATTGTAAATCAAACATATCCTGATATTAGAAAAACATTAAACTTATTACAATCATGTATAGTTTATGATGTTGCAGGTACATTTTTACAATTAAATATAGATATTGTTAACCAAAAACAATATACAGATCAAATCATTGATCTAATTAAATCTAACAATGATAAAGCATTTAATCAAATAAGACAATTAGTTGCTGATTCAAATATTAGAGATTATAATGAATTATATAGAGCCTTATTTGAAAACTTAGATTCATTCCACAACCCGGTATTAGGTACAATTATTATTGCCGAATCACAATACCAATCAGTTATGGCTCCTGATAAAGAAATTACTTTTATGGGATGTATCGCTAATCTATTAAAACCCTTTTAAATGGACAATCAACAACAACCACAGATGAATTTAGATTTATCTAAAACAACACCTCTTGAAACACCTTCAGGTGGTAAAATATGGCACACAGGAATGGTACTTAGAAAAGTATCAAAATTTATTACAGGTACTCCTGAAGATGCTATCGTACCAATAACAATATTTTATGACCCTGAAACTAATGAAATATTAGGGGATACTTTACCTAAAGAATTAAGGGAAGAATATACTGGAAAAATAGAGGATTAATGACAATATTCGATTGGCTTAATGAAATAAGTTATAATAAAAGACCATGGTCTTCATTTAATAGTGAAGATTGTGAATCTTTTAACCCTTATATGATCAATCGGTTTATATCAATGAAAGGAGATTACATTGATTTTGTTAATACAATTCAAAAACATTCTATTAGCAAAGAATCACTTTATAATTTTTATTGCAAAATAGTCCCAAAAAGGAAAACATTTTTTAGGTATATTAAACCAAAAAAAAGTAAATTTAATTCTGAATTAATTACTATTTTATCTAAATATTTTAAAGTTAGTAAAAGAGAAATAAAAGATAGTTATCATCTAATAGGAAAAGATTATTCAAAAATAATACTTCAAAATAATAGTATAGATGATAAACAAATTAAAAAATTATTAAAATGACAAAAGAACTTTATATTATGTTAAAAACATCTGCTGAAGCAGATAAGGCTAAAGCATTATTATCATTAGAATTATTAGGTAATAAAGCTGTAGGAATTGGTGATCATTCAACTGAAGATTTTTATAAAAACGCTGAAGAAGCACTTATAAACTTAGTTGATGCTGATGATAGATTATCAACTTTAAAAAAATATTTTGATACTAAAGAAGTTATTTAATGAAAGAAACATATAAAGATTTCATTGGTATTTATGAGAATGCTTTTTCAAAAGATTATTGTGATTTTATAATTAAAGAATTTGATAATAATCGAAAAGAAGAAAAACACAGGTTAATTGGTAAAGATAACTATTTTCAAGACAGTTCAATGAATGTTTTAAAGCATATAAAAGATTCAAAGCTACAAAAACAAGCAAGTGATCATTTTTATAAAAAACTAAACACAATACTTGGTCTTTACGTTAATAAATACAGACAAATATCATGTGAACTCAATGGAAATTATGAAATTGCTGATTTTAAAGTACAAAGAACAGAACCTTCACAAGGATACCATATATGGCATTCTGAATATGACCCAGGCCCTATGCATAATGCTAGGTGGGGAGTATGGACTCTTTATTTAAATGATATAGAAGAGGGAGGTGAAACTGAATTTTTATATCAAAATTATAGAGTAAAACCTAAAACAGGTACAGTTTGTATATTTCCTTCTTATTATACCCACACTCATAGAGGTAACCCTCCTTTAAAAGATACTAAATATATTATTACTGGGTGGTTATTATATGAAAGAGAATATTTAAAATACCTGAAGGAAAATTTATCTCCTGAATATGAACAAATGATCGAAAAATCAAATTAAATTAAAGAATAAAATTATGTCAGCTAAAGAAATTTTAAAAAAAGAATATCCCTTAATTTATGAAACTTATGTGGAAGTAATGGATGAACAATTTGAATTATTTGCCAAAAAACATCTTGATTATGGGATGGGTAATGTATCTGCTGGTACACAATTAGTAAATGAAGAAGAAAAAGATTTTGCTATGACTGGTTTATGGTATAGACTATCTGATAAAATTAACAGATGGAAAAATATGATATTAACAGATAGAAAAGCACAAAACGAAACTCTTATAGATACTTTCCAAGATATAACCAACTATGGTATTATATGCCAGATGGTTTCTAAAGATAAATGGAAATAAATTACGCTACAGATAAAGTTGTATCCTTTTCACAATATTCTACTTTTAAATCTTGTCCTCACAAGTGGTATTTAGAATATGTAAAAGGTCATAGAGATACAAAACCTAATATATATTTTGTATTTGGTACAGCAATGCATGAAGCTCTACAACATTATCTTCAAACCATGTTTGACACCTCAGCAAAAAATGCAGACGATTTAAATTTAAATTCATTCTTCAAAGAAAAAATGGTGGAAGAATATTCTAAATATAAGAAAAAACATGGTCATTTTGCTACACCAGAATTATTAAATGAATTTTATTCAGATGGTGTAGGAATATTAGATTGGTTTAAAAAACATAAACGTGGTAGAAGAAATTATTTTTCATCTCGTAAACATGAATTAAAAGGTATTGAAGTACCTTTAATAACAAATCCAATTAAAGAAAGACCAAATATTAAGTATATGGGTTATATAGATTTAGTAATCTATAATAAAAAATTGGATGAATATACTATATTTGATATTAAAACATCTACTAAAGGATGGAGTAAATGGGAAAAAGGAGACAAAACAAAACATAATCAACTTTATTTATATAAACAATATTATTCTGAATTATTTAAAGTACCACTAAGTAAAATAAATGTAGAATTTTATATTGTTAAACGTAAAGTATTATCATTTGATGATGAAAATTTAATGTCACCCCACCAAGCATATCGTGTGCAAAACTTCAAACCAGTTGATAATAATAAACGTTTAAAAGATGCTAAGGAAGACTTTATATCTTTTATAAAAGAATGTTATACTGATACTGGTAATCCTATAGATAAAGAATTTGAAAAGAAAATTGATAAACCTTGTGATTGGTGTGACTTTGGAAAAAACAAAGATTTATGCGGAGCTTCACTAACTCCCGATGAAAAATTTTTTAGTTTTTAAGAATCCATATATTTATATATATAAAAAATAGATTATGATAAAAAAAGAGTTACAACTAACAAGTGTTAAAGTTCATAGACACTTATTTGAAAATTTCAAAATAGAGTGTGTTAAAACAAAATTTTCATTCCAAAAACTTGCAGACCGAGCTATTTGTTTGTATCTTACAGACGAAGA